CCAGCGACAACATTTTCCCTATTCTCAAGGTCGTCAAACTTGTTCCCGAAGTCAGCCTTGAATTTTTCTAATTTGGCATCAGCAGCATCAGCATCAGGCTTATCTGCGGCTGGAGCCTCTACTGGAATACCTTCTACAATTCCATTTTCATCAGTTGGCATAAAGTCCATTTTTTGAATTGTAAAGTTTTTCATTTGGCCACCTTCAAAGCCACCAACATTTACATTTCCATTTTGTGGATTTACCCAGACGCGCTTAGGAGTAAAGTTTCTTGCTTTTCCGTTGTACATAAAAGCAATAGCATCTCCATCAGCAATTGCTTGCTCAATTTGCTCTTTCAAATCTTCTTCTTTGTCTCTACCTAGGTTTCGGTCAACTAAAGCACGAATCCTTTGCCCCTGAGCCCGTACTGGTTCTTGTGGCTCTACATCAACAGGTGCCCCATCTTTTGCTTCTTGGAACCCTGCAAGCCATTCGTTCCAGAGTTCAGCCTTATTAGGTCCAGCAGGTCCAAACTCCCACATTTCCATAAACTCTTTGTCGTTTGCTGGTAGTTGATTTCCTCTACCACCTCTAGCAAATGCTTGACGTCCTAATTCTTTTGCTCTAAGTTTTTTAGCCTTTTGGTCGTCTTCTGCTTTAGGTAATGCTGGCTCTACCTTAGGCTCTTTTACAACACGTCCGCCAGGACCTTCAATGCCAAGTCCACGATCTACTGGCTTTGCTTTTGGTCCACGGAAATCAGGAAGAACAATGTCAGTGTTATCTCCCTTTTGAAGAATAAGATTTCTACCCTTCAGTTCACGGCCACCTTGACGGAATGCCCATTTTTCATCTTCACCTTCAAATTGAATGATAAGTTTGTCTAGGTAAATAACTCCTTTACGGCCTTGACCACCAGCCTTTTGACCTTCTTCAACTTGTGCGCCCATACGAGCCTTTACAACACCACGGCCCCACTTAGCATTTTTTACTGGGTCCTTGAAGCGAACAACATCTCCCTCTTGTAGGGCAATGCCATTTCTATCTTCGTAGAATCCTTCTTCTTTATATCTTCCACCCATTGGGCGACCCTCTTTAGCAACAATTCTTTCTCCAAGAGGCTTACGCTTAATTTGTCCACGCTTTGCTCCAGGAACTGCTTTTGTTCCCTTTGGCTCATCAATAATTTCAAACTCTTGATCTTCAACACCAGGACGACGAATGTTACGAAGCGGTGAGTCAGCCTTGAAGTAGCGAGGTTCAATTCTTCCATTGACACGGTTTTGAATCATGAATTCATACCTATCAAGGACACCGATGTAGCGTGCTGCAAGAACTTCCTCGAAGTTACCCCAGAATGGAGACCAGAAGAAATCGCCAACTTGAACTTCTTGGGCTTCAATAGGTGCTAAACGACCAGCGTTTTCCTCAACCCAAGCGTTATCTTTTTCTTTTGCCTTTTCTTCTTCAATTTTTGCTTTTGCATCTTCAGATAGAGGTTTTGGCTCTCTCTTTTTCTTCTTCTTTGGCTCTTCAAATACAGGTTCGTTATATCCTCCGCGTCCAAAACCATCTTTTTCAGCAGACCAGGCTTTAGGAAGTTCATCTCTTACTGCACCTGTTTCTTCGTTCTTCCACTTTCCATCTTCTTGAAGAATATAAACTTCTTCTCGTGGAGGAACTCCAGGAGCACTCGGTATAAATTTAACGCGGGCTTTAGTGCCAACAGGTCTTCCATTAATGTTCTTTGGCGCATCTTTATCTTCTACTGGTTGTTCTGGATTTTGAAGAGCGTCAACTACACGAGCAATAAACTCGCGGCCTTCTTTCTCTGCCTTATCTTTGTCAGGATGATTTGTAGTCTGATTTGCTAACAAATCTCCGTCAAGGTCACGAACAACAGCGTCTGCTTGGAAGTCTGGCTTCTCGTCGCCAACGTTTTGAATCTTGATGTCTCCAGCAAGATTGTCTGGTAGGTCTTGTACTTCAATAATTTGTGGGGCATTGTTGGCATCGCCTGGAATGTCTCCGCGAGCAATAGGAACATCTTTTGCTCGTGCCTCTTCTGGCTCTGCTTGTTCCTTACGCTTTTGGTCAAGCAAATCTTTTGCATGAAGTTTGATAAGTGCTTCACCCTCTGCTTTAGCACCTTCAGCAGTTCTGTACTCTTCTTCTACTCTGTAGATTTCATTTCCATCATCGCTATTGTGGATAAGTGCACGAAGTGCAAATCTTCCTCCAGGTGTCTTATCAATAATAATTGTGCCAATGCCAATGCCTGGAAGACCAAAAGCATCAAGCCAAATTCTCTCTGCTCCTACCTCTTCTGCATTCTTATCTAAATCAACAGGGTCGTTAGCAATAAACGGTGCTGCTTCACCTTCTGGCATAACTTCTGGAACATTCAAATCTTCTGGATTCTTAGGACGACGAACTCCGTCTAAGAACACTGTATGGAAATGTTCGTATGTAGAAACTTCTCCGTTTTCAATATTACGTCGATAAACTCTAACTTTTCCTGGCTCAAGACCAAACTCTTCTCCACCACGAAGAGCAACTACTTGCCAGATAATGTTTCCATCCTTAGAAGACATAAAGTCTCCAGGAAGTAAATCACGCATACGAATATTTTCACGAGGTAGAAGAACGGCGTTGTCTGGGTTAAGCACCCAGTCGCGGTCCATCATTCTCATCTTTCCTTGAGGGAACATCGTGTTAGGTGTGAAATCAAGAACTACAACTTCATCACGAGCACGAACTGGTTCTGGCTCAAGGCCGACAGGACCAGCATCAATATTTTCGCCAGGGTTTGGAGTACCAACAGCATCTTTTACAGCACCATCAGTGTTTACGGGCTTGCCATTGAGACCATCTCGCATTGCCTTAGCAGCAGCGTATTCAGCAAGTTGTCCTTCGTAAGCATCGAAGGCTGCGTTATATCCATCCATCTTTGCCACATACTCATCGTTGCGAGCATCGACATCAAACAAATCTTTACCAGCATCAAGTTCAATTCCCTTGTCAATAAGAGCATTGAAAATCTTTGCTGCTGCTTCTGCATCAGCATCTGCTGCGTGCCAATTTTCTAAGTCAACGCCAAGATGTTTAGCAAGGTTTCCTAAAGCGTAATGATTTTTACGGCCCTTAGGAGCCTGAGGACGGTTTTCCTTAGGTTGGTCTTTGAAGATGTCTCGTGCCATTGGCAGAATGTCTAATAGACCTCCTGGAGCCCAGTCAAGACCATGACGGTCAGCAAGACGACGAGCAACTTCATCATCAAAAACCATATTTTGTGCGCCGAAGATTGCATTTGGTCCTGCCCACTCCAAGAACTGACGCATTGCATCTTCTTGGTTTGGTTGCTGACCTAAGAAATCATCATTGAGTTTGTTGCCCTTGTCATCTACAGCGTTAGGGATTCCATCTGTATCACGACCAGCATATGTATCAGCAATAGAGCGACCTGGGTTCATAAAAATATTTACGCGGTCAATAATTTCACCGTTGCGAACACGAACACCAGCAACTTGCCATGGCTCGTTGCCATCTTCTGGATCTACTCCAGTTGTTTCAAAATCAAAGAAGACTAAATCTTTATCCTTAAGAAGTTCACGGAACTTATTCCAGTCTCCACCTGCTTCACGAGCAATTGCAGCCATATCACCTTGGAAGGCTGGCATTTCAATCTGACGTGGAGGTGTAGGGCGTCGCACAGCGACAGCATTAGGAATATCTTTATCTTGCTCTGCAACATTATCCTTCTGGTTAATAACTGGAAGGTCTGCTGGTGCTTGCCACAAGGCTGCGGCCTCATCAAGTTTCTTCTGATGCTCTGCACGCTTGGCAGGGTCCTTATCTGGACGCCATTTACCATCAACAACGTTGTGAGGTTGGTGTAACTCTTCTAAATCACCCTTTGCAGGTGGTTCAACGTTACGAATAACATCGATAGGGCCGTTTGCCTTCCACTCTTTTCTTTGAGTGACGTGTCCTGGGTAGTAACCCTCAACACTGACAAACTCTGGCTTTGTGTTTTCGTCAACAAAAATTCTTTCAATTACAAAGTGACCCTTCTTAGGGTCTGTAGTTACATCTCCAGCCTTCAAATCAGCAGCACGAGAGATAACACGATGTGGCTGGTTTGCTGGTTCTGTTGGGTCAACAAAACGCTTCTTTGCTGCGTCTAGTTGTATGTCGTAGTCAGCACGAGCAGCATCAAAGGCTGCTTGGTCTTCTGCCTTAGCAAATCCCCAAGAGCCATCTGCGTTTTTCTTTCTGCGACCAAAATCTTTTTCTTTTGGCTTAGAAAGAACTGGTAGGTCTCCCATTTCAGGAGCCTGTGCGCCACGAATTACTGGAATCTCACGCCATTCATTCCACTGCTTTGTATCTTGTTCGACATGGCCTGGGTAGTAACCCTTAATCTTTATGCGATCTGTTCCTGGAACTTTCTCGCCAACTTCTGTAATTACAAAATGGTCGCCAACAGTAATATCACCAGGCAAAATGTCTTTTGCTTTTACAGTAATACGAATTGGTGGTCTATTTCCATTTCCACCTGGAGGTGTTGGTCCATCTCCACCGTCCCCTGGGGCTGGAGCAGGTGCAACGTTTGCTGCCGCTGGATATTCTTCAAATCCGTCTGGAATCTCTTGTAATCCATCAACCTCAAAATCATCTGGGGCTGCTGGTCTAATGTTTTTGTTTTCTGGAACAGAAACAATGTCTAAACCTTTTTCACCTTCTGTAGCAGTGCCTGGCTTGCGCTCTGCTGCAACTGGAAGTTCTGCAACTGGTGCATTTCCATCTGGGAAATCTCCAGCCTGTTCTGAAATACGCTTTTCTTTTCCAAAGGCTGCCCAGCGTTCTCTTTGAGCAGGACGAGGCATATCAACTGCCCATGATGTTTCAAAATCATCTAAAGCGCTCTTGTAGGCTTCTGTATGGTTATCTGGGTTAGCGAAGAAATCTGCAATCTCCGCTTGAGTCATTGAATCAAAAGCGGCAATCTGTTCGTCAGAAAAACCATAGCCTTTAGCAAACTCTTTAATTTTTTCACGAGATGCTTTTGCATACTCTGCCTTGCGAGCATCTAGGTCTGCCTGTACTTCATCCCAGTTTTCATAAGTCTTTGGTTCAACAAGACCATTGCGGTCTTTTACAGTTATCTTTCCATCTTTATCAGTAGATGCTTCAAAGTTATTCAAACCATAAACGTTGTTATAGTTTTCTGGAAGAGCACGGCCAAACATTCTTCCTACTGTTTGTGAGATTCCCCAACCCTCAGGAACATTACGTCCTTGGTCATCAACACGGGCTTCAGCATTGGCTTTTAGTTCTGCTATGCGGTCTTCGACAGCCTTTCTTTCTGCTGCTTGCTCTGCCATCAAACGCTCGTAAGCATTCATTGGCTTTGCTTCAGTTGGAAGGTCTAGAGGAAGTTCTGCTTGTTGCTCTTCTTGTCCAACAAATCCTTCATCAGCAATTGACTTAACAAGTGCGTTTGTATCTTCTCCAAGAAGTTGTAAAGCATCACGCACTGCTTCTACAGGAACGTTTGCTACAAACTCTTCGCCATCATCATCTTTCATAGACACGTTTGCGTGTCCTGGAATTGGATTACCTGGCTCAATACCACGCTTTAGTTCTTCAACAAGTTTTTCTTTTTCAACAGACTGCGCCAAGAAAACAGGGTTGTCGCTAAATCCAACTGGAAGATTTTCATTCTGGTCTTCTTCAGTAACTTCTTTCCAGTTTTGGTATGGCTCAGGATTGATTTTGTGATATCCCGCTGGCATATCAATATCATCATTTTTTGGAAGATAAGGAGTGTGGTCTTTAGTTTTCATAAATTCAGCCATCTCGGCTTCGCCAAGACCATCTAATACAACTGGAAGTGGAACTAGGTCCATCTCTTCTTTATTGAAATCTGGAATCTCTGCTGCTGGTGCCTCATCTGCGTCGCGCTCAATAGTTCTTTCAAACGCTTCAGCAATATCTGGATTAGGTCCACTAACATTCTCTGAGCCCTTACGGAAGTCAGCAAGTGCTTCTTCGTTTTGTTTAGTTCCAAGTTTTTTGTCGTAGATTCTTGCAAGTTCTAGAGGAGCATCTTCGCCAGCCTCTTGAAGAGCAAAAAACAATGCTTCTGCTGGAACAAACTCGTCTCCGTTATTGAAACCAAGTGCTCCATAGCCAGTTGCGTTTTCGCCATCTTCTTTTGGAATAACTGCTTCTTCTAAAGCAGCAACTAAATCACGAGGGTCATACTTTTGTGCAAGTTCTACAGGGTCATCAGTAAAATCTGTTGACTCTTCATCAATACGACCTTCAGGGTCATATGATGAATCTGGGTTAATTATTTTTGCGCCTTCAGGAATAGCAAAAGCAAAAGCCGCTGCTTTTTCTTTAGGTTTTATAATTTCTTGTTTTTGTTTTTGTTGTTCTTTTGCTTCTGGAAATTCTGTTTCCTGAGAAGGCTTATCAATTTCATCAATCTTATCTAAAATCTCTGACCAAGATTTGGCATCGATAATTGGGCCTTTGCCATTGCTTGCAGTTAGATTACCAAAATCATCCTTAGTAACTCTCCACTCTTCATTCTTCCAAGTGTAGCCACCTAATTTTTCCCAGCCGTCTGGTGCTTCAACAAATTCAATATCTTCTTCGTTTATTACATCATCGCTAACTGAATAACGAACTGGTGCTTTGCTAAATCCGTCAGCAGTTGGATTAAGGATTGCTTTTACGAACTCGCCCTTTGAAGGTGGAATTTTAGCAATTCGACCATCTGGAAGTTCTACAAGAACATTTTCTCCATCATTGGAGTCCATAAGAGTTTTACCAACAACGCTAAATACTTTTCCAGCACGACGAACTAGAGCACGAAGACCTCCGCCTTGGTATGCGAATCGACCTTTGCGGTCACGACGTTGTAGTTTTGCACGAAGAGAACGAGCAATTGGAGAATTTCCATCGCCCATAGCAGCAAGCAATGTCTCGGTTGGCAAAGTTCCTTGTGGTAGACCAGCAAGAATTGAGTTGTAGTAAGTGTGTTCTACAGAGCCAAACTCTGAAGTAAGTGCTGATGCAAGAATTACTCGTGCACGTTCATCTGTAATTCGTGCGTCATCAACAAACCAACGAGCACGAGAAGATTCTAAAGCAGATGCTGTAAGAGAGTGGTCACGAGTTGAGCGTGGGTGTGAGATTGGAAGTAAATCTGTGTGTGAAAGAGTTAAAGAGTTGTTCTTATTGTTTTGAGCAAGGTTGATGTACTGAGTAAGTTCCTTCAAAGCCATATGCTCACGTAGTGAGAATGGAAGATGACGTGTTGCTTGAAGTGAGCGAAGAACTACAGTAAATGCTGCCTTCTTTGTGATACGGCGAGAAGTATTAGCATTTGTGTTCGCCTGTTCAATTACAGAAAGTGCTGACTCACGAATACGAAGAGCCTGGCTCATTGATTGAGAGCGACGTCCCTCTTCTGAAATTGCGTGACTTAGTCTGCGAATTCTGCTCACTCTTATATACCTTCCTCAAACTCTGGTAATAAATCTCCATCAAGACTTGCATGACCCAAAGATGCTAAAAGCGAAGCACGAAGAAAAGGGTCATCGCCATTTCTTACGCCGCGAAGCCAACTTGCTCTAATTGCTTCTTCTGCTTCATATCCATAACCTGAATACTCTGCCATAGCAAGGATAGCGTCTTCTGGATATAGGTAATCTTCTTTATTTTTTAGTTCAATATTAAGTTCTTGCTCGTATGCAAACTCTTCAACATCTTTCATAGATGTTTTTCCTTCTTTTTTGATTACGCCATCAGGAAGAACAGCAAAACGACATACTCCCATTGGCTCTACAGGTAGGGAAATGATTTGGCATTGGTCTCCGCCAGCATAAAGAACGCAGTTGGCGCAATGAACGCCGATTTCTTGGTCTTTGTTATCTGCCGCAGATGTGTAGCCAGCCCATATGCCAGTTTCATCTTCATTAAACTTTCCATACTTGGTAGCAATCTCAACAAGTGCTGCTGCTAACTCTTGTTCTTCTGGAACAAGACCTGCTGCTGTAATTGAATTAAATTTTTTAGTAGAACGAGGATGTCCAGAAGGTAAAAGGTCATTGTCAGTGGTGTAAGCAGAGTTAGTAGGCTTTCCAGACTTGAGAAGTTTTAGAAAAGCATTGACGCGACCCATAGCCCATTGATTGCGATTCATTCCAGGACGATGCGAGACACTAAATGCTCCTGCGCCACGGCGATAGACCGCTTTGAGCATTCCTAGCGATGCTTTACGTCCAGATGGTGCTTTTTCATTATGCTTAGAAACTTTTTCTTTCAAAGATGCTTCAACTGATGCTGAAAATTTTACTTTGCGTGCTTCTTTAGTTCCTTTAGCAGAATCTTTTTTGTTTTTTGATGAACCTTTAATCTGATCAGACTTCGGTGCTGGTGTCTGGCTGATTGTCTTCGACATTTGGTTCACCGCCTTCCGCAGGTGCTCCAGAAGTTGCTTGTTGTAGAAGTTGTTCAACACTTTCAGGTAGCGGAGCAACAGATGCGCCTTGTTGAGCCTCTCTTACCTTCATCATAAGTTCAGGACTTAGTGCACCAAGCATTGCTTCAGTAAGTTCAGGTGTGATTGCTCCCTTTTCAAAGAGCATTCTGATTCCAACTTCTTCTGCTGTAGGTGTATCAGATGCAGAGAAGCCGTGAGCACGACGCCATGTCTCTCCAGAGATAATTCCTCTGTCAAATCCAGAGTCAGCATCCATTGCTCTGTCATTGCGAGTTGAAACTGCGCTTGGGTCATACCAAACAACAATTCTGTCAACCTCAGTTGCGTTGAAACCTTGAGCAGTGAGGTATGGGCGTAGATAGACGATAGTCAAAGCATCTGCAATGAGCAACATCAATGGTTCAATGTGTGCCTTGTAGAGTGCTTCGTCAATTTGTAGAGCGTTCGAATATTTCACATTGGCAAGACCAGTGACTACATCCTTTGGAACATCTAAACCTTGAAGGATACGTTCAAGAACACGGTCTGCACGTTGAGCCAACGCAGGGTCGAACGAACGCTCAAACTTAAATTGTTTAATGGCATCGCCAAGTTCGGCAGGGCCACGAATGATAAGCGGAACAACTGCTGATGCGGATTCTTCATCACGAATCGGAGTTGTCATTGCATCAATAAGTTGTTCTTCAAACTCATCTTCTGCTTCTTCTGCTGTAAAGCCAGGATTTAATTCACTGTCTGCCTCATCATATGGATAGTCAGGGTCGCCTTGTGCAGCAACTGATAAACCATCTGGTAAGTAAAGAGCGCCAGCGTTTAGGCGAGAGCGTGCTGTTGCACGGAATGTTCTGTTGAGCAAAAGAAGTTCTGCGCAAAGGTCTAGAAGACCGCGTAGTGATGAATCTGCTTCATCTGAGTAACGTGGATGTGAACGCCAAATGCGTCCTACGAATGCACCATTAGCAAGACGATTAACTCCTATAGATCCACCTGCTGTTTGTTCACGGCGACCAATAACGTTGTATCCACCACGAGCATCTGCCATAATTTCATCAACGGAACGAATGTCCCAAGATTCAGGAACGCCTGATCCCTTTTTCTCTGGCATCTGAACTAAATAACATTCACCAGCAACTGAAAGATTAAGTGCTGCATCCTTAAGAAGTCCTGCTTGTCCGCCGTATGCAGAATCTAAACGAGCAAGTGCTCTTTCTGCGGCAGCAGCAAGACGTGGATCAATAATTCGTGCATTGCGTACAGATGTTGGGGACTCAGATGCGTTCTCTACAACCGCTGCATAAATTCTAATTCGTGAAACAACTGATGCAACAAGGTTGAAGGCATACTTCACTTCACCGATTGCGTCGTAGTATTCCCATGCTTCTGCTTGCCATGCTGATGAACCAGCGGCGCGACGTTGTCTAAATTGTTCAAACTCGCCTTTATCATTAATTTTGATTTGAACTGCGGCAGCAGTTAAAGAACGTGGAGTTGAATATGCAACAGAAGATGCAGGTGATGATAAAAATACTGAGGCAGGTCCAGAAACTTTAGAAGAACTACGACGAGCAACTAATTGTGTAGAGCGAGTAGTAGATTTTGATTTACCCTTTTTAGGCGAGGATGCTTTCTTGGGAACGGCAGGACGAACAGGTTCACTGGATGGTTCTTCGCGTTTGAATACGCCCACAGATTTACTCCTCGTCTTCGTTACGGAACACCAGGACTACCTATCCTCGTGTGCGGATAACAAGCCAGCAATAGCAGAAAGCGCTAAGACTATTTCAACTACTTGCGTGGCCTCTGGAATAATGATACGGGATATTACAAGTAATGATGCGACCCAAACACTAGTACACCACATACAGGTAAAGAAATACCCGAACTTATTGCTCTCTGGAGGGAACTTTTCCCATATCCAGTTACGGGGTTTATCAAAAATCTCGTCTCTAACTATCAACCTAGATATTCTGTAGGTCGCTAGTCCAGCAATTGCTAACTGGAAGAAGTCTGTAATCAATTATCCCCCTGAACCATCAAAGTGCTTCCATAAGGGCTCCAAGAACGCAAGCGTGAGCCGCATCCACAGTTGTCATCCTTTTTGAAGGCTATAAGTTTTCCTGTTTCGGTAATCACTCGATGTACCTTTTCGTATTTCTCATAAAAAGTAATATTTTCTTGGAACACTAGATTAGGTCCTGACGGAGAGTCTACAGCGATAAGCAACTTATTGTTGAAAACCACGACACGACACCTATCAAGCCTTCTGGTTCCTTTCGGGGCAGCACCTTTGGGCATCAACTCTCTCAAATCCTCTAAAGAATTCGGTTCTGCCAAAGCAACTACTGATGGAAATACATCTGCTTGTACTCTCACTTAGTCTCCGTGTATTCAGATGGTATGTGGAACTCAAGCCAGCCAAGATAAGACTTAGCAAGAGTTAGTGGGACTAGTAGAGGCTTCTCTCTAGTTGCTTTCTCTGGTGTTAGAAAGGTTTCTAAGTCGCTAGGCTGTTTAGCAACAGGGCAATACATCCAAGACTCTGTTTCCTGAAGTGTTGCTAATGGAAAAGCAATAGGGTAGTGTGATTTTTCAGAGGTAAGTGTCTCTAAACGTCTGGCGTTAGGTCTGGACTTTACTTTTTTAGGGTTGAACCAGACTGCTACTACAAGGTCTTCTTCAGAGTATGTGCCAGAAGTGTTTTTATAGGTTCTAGACATTGCTTAGTCGCCTTGCCATTGCTCTGTAGGTAACTCCAGCGGCTTCAGCGATGTCCGCAGCGGGTACGCCACGGTCTCTAAGTTCTTTTGCAATCGCTGTGAGTTCCTTGTTGGCTATCGCAAGGGGGCTATTGCTTGGTGTCTTTGCTCTATATCTCTTTGAGAGGTCAGCAAGTTGCTTGAGTTGAGGTCTCAACTCTGGCGGAACGCTTGGGGAGATAGACCTCATGCGTGGGGCATTGTTTAGTGGGGCGGTAGAGGTTAAAGATTTAGGTGGGGTAGGTGGGACTGGCCTTCTCTGCTCTTCTGACTTAGCATTCTTGACCCAGAAGTGAACTGTTGACTTAGGACGAACAGGTTTGAGTGAGTTAGCAATTACAGCCAATGACCAGCCAGCCTCCCAAAGGGCACGGAGGCGTGGGGGAAGCATTTCATCTGGAAGACTGGACAAAAATCTCACCTCATCATCTGGGAGTCTTGTCTTTTTCTTCATACCCCTATCCTACAGGGTTTTTTAGATGCCGTACAAGACTAAAGCAGCAAAATCATTGGACGACAAAGACGAATATATGAACCTTTCCATATTTTGGTTTTGGCCTGTGACAAGGCTCTGCATAGTATTAACACTTTTCCAAATCGTTTCCGGATAAAAATAAACTACAGACAACTTTTTATTTTTTTCTTAGGTTCTGAAGTCTTAGGTAATCTTTTTTTATTATTTTATTTATTTATTTGGGCTATAAGACTTTTATTGAGGCGTTCTTGTCTCTAAAAACTTACAAACAATTATTATTTATTTTATTTTCTAAACTTTCTCTAGTGTCTAGTGTTATCACTTGGTCATCTCTCCGGCTGACTAACTTACAAACAACTTGGCTAGTGTCTTAGACATAAGGGGGCTAAGTGTCAAGGCTTTTGATAACGATTAGATAACAAGGGGGCTAGGCTCTTGTCTAAAGGTGTGATACAAAACACTAACAAAGACTAGGACAATACTTGACAATAGTCTAGGCGTGTTCTAGTGTTAGGTATGTAGTCAAAGGGGCTACACGAAAAGACAGGAAAAGAAATGACACAACACGGGGTAAGCATTACAACTGAAGGACATAACTACAACTTCGTAGTAGATACCACCGCACAGGTTAGAGACTTGCTACTCAACACCACCGCACCAATTACTGAGGTAATTGTTATGGAAGAAGGCTACGGCAAGGAAGCCCGTATGCTAAACGCTGAGGAAATCTTGGCTATTGTCCTCAACCACCCAAAGCCAGCCCTATCTCTAGTCTAATAAACTAGGCAAGGAAGCCCCCGCAAGGGGGCTTTTTTGTTGCCAAAAGTATGACCAGTCATCTGCCTTTTAGGGCTTGACAAGCGTGGAACAGTATCATAGTCTTATCTCATAAGCACAGAGAGTGCTTACAGACAAGGGGAAATAAAATGACAACAGCACTACTTCAGATTATCGCAGGCGCACTACTTCTAAACACACCTCTCATCATCCTATGGATTATGGAAGCCCGCAAGGTGAGCAAGCCAAAGCGCAAGGCGTCCAAGCCTGAGAACTTCGCAGTAGAAAACTTCTGGGCAACTAACTAAAACTTACAGAGAAGCCCCCCGCAAGGGGGGTTTTTCTTTTGCCCTAAAGATGTGATAGGAAACACACCCTAAAGACTTGACAAGCGTAAGACACTAGCATAGGCTTATCTTATAAGCACAAACAAGGGGGAAAGATGAAAAACAAAAAGAAAGTAGTAGGACTTGGAAAGGTCTGCTATTCCTGCTCGGTAGAGATTATGAGCAACGAGGATTACACCGCACTAGTCCATAAACAAAAAGGCGCAGAGACTATGGCACTAGCGCACACAGACTGGACAGGTTGCCAAAAAGCCATAAATCGCCCAGAGAGCAGACTTGAATACCGCTTACAGGTATCAAGACAAAGGGAAAGCGAAGCCTCGCTAACCCTAGTCTAAAAACTAAAAGCCCCCGAAAGGGGGTTTTTTTCTGGCGAAGGTAGCCAAAAAGTAAAAATCTGGCTAACCGGTTCTACTTCTACAAACAACTTTCGCAGACTATCCGCACACAGCGTTCTAAACCCTAGACTAAATGTGTCCTAAAACACACCCTAAAGACTTGACAAGCGTAAGGCTATGCCATAGTATTATCACTAAGACAAGGGAAAGGAAAGAAAATGCGAGGACTACCTGATAGCGCAATAGTAGGAACTTACAAACGCCTACACCGCAAGCCAAAGCGTAAAGCACCTATTGTTAGTTATGACGAGCAAGCAGAAATAATTGGTAAATTATTCTCTTGGGTCGTAGTAAAAGCAATAAAAGCAACGCACAAAGTAATTTATAAATAAAACTTGACAAGGGCTATTCCTATGGTCTAGCCTTACACTTATCAAACAGAAAGGAAATAAAATGCTTGCTATCAAACTAAATGCTGAAGGACAAGCAGAGGAAGTCCAACTAGCAGATGAAGGTTCTCAACTAGAGCAACTTCAATCTGCCGTAGGCGGACTTGTTCAAGCGATAGACTTCACCGCAGACTTGACAATCTGGGTAAATGAAGAAGGAAAACTTTATGGGTTGCCAATCAACCCTATGGCAACTTTCTTATGGGAAAAGTATTTCGGACTTACTGACTTTATTTGTGGAGATGTAATCTTCACAGGTGGCACAGGTGAGGAAGGCGAAACGCTAGGACTCAATGATGAAACCGCGAAACAACTTCGTGAGTTTCTCCGTATTGACTAACTCAAACAAAGGACAAAATGACAACCGCAATCAACTTCCGCACTAACCCCGGCCAACTAGAAAAGGCTCACGGGGCACGCTACGCAATTAGAACAGAAAGACCTACTTTCTATCGCAGGGCAGGGCAGAACAAAATAGCAAAACTACAACTACCTGAAAATGTGGTTGTGGCTTTTTCTATGCTGACAAGCCCACTAGATAAAAAAATGAGAAACGATTATGTAGTGGCGTTAGTAGGTGCTGGCTGGACACAAGCGTCCGTAGCGAGAGCGTCTAAATTATCTCCGCAGATGATTAGAGTAATTCTAAACTCTCACACTAGCACAGGCGTTCCGCCAACGCTATTTGTTCCACCCGTTCCAAAGCACGCACCAAAGGTAGGGCAATCTCGTTATGTAATGCCTACACCTGAACTACTGGCAAGGCTGAAGGAACTTCAACCCTACGCACAGCAGGTAAGAGCAAACAGCCCTCGCTTTCGCGCTGAGGCTGAGGAATACACCTACCTACTCAATCAAGCACACAACGAACAAAAAGTTACTCTCTATCGCTTGGCAAAGTTATTAGGAGTAACTACTTCGGCACTTGCTTTCCGCTTGGTTCGGTATGGATACCGCACAACTACACTAGGAAAATCTTCTTCCTACAAGCCCGTTCTACACAAAAACAGAAGCACAGTCTAAGTTCTGGTTCTGGAATAAAGAAAGCCCCCTAGTTTTTGCTAGGGGGTTTCTTTTTTGACGCCTTATGCCGTCCTTCCAAACTCCACACAAGGACGCAAAAAGTAAAAAACAACGCCCTGCAAGTCAAGTTTAAGTGACGAGCAAGGCGTTGATTTTGTTAATACTTAGTTAGTGACTTCTACTGAAGTCCCTTCGAACAAACAAGAGATTAGTTTCTCGTCCTGAGCATTGACTTTTTCTACCGAAGTCTTAGCAAACTGAGCGAGAGACTTCATAGTCCCTGCACTTAGCCAACCAAACTTGTCACTACCCGCATCGAGAAAGCCGAGTTCGACAAGACGGAATTGCACCAAACCAACTGATGCAGAATTTCTGGATTTCGACTCGAAAACAAGGTTCGACAACGAAACAACTTTTTTAGATGCAGCAAGTTTTGACGGGGCTGGTGCATCATTTTTACTTTTTGCCTCTTCGACAGGTGCAGCAACAGCAACAACTTCTTCAACAACTTCTGCTTCTAGAGTTTCTGGCTCTGTCCACACGGGTTCGGGTTGCGCTGGTGGGGCAAATGTAGGGACAACTTCCGCACTCTCAAGCACGGGTGTTGGCTCTGAGACCTCAGGTTCTTTGGCGTTCTCTATCAAGGGGTTACTCCTTCGGGAAACTTCTTGAGCCAAGATTCATAGCGTTCTTGGTCTACACCATTATACCCGCTACCAACTTTCCAAGCCTCCCATTTTTCGCCACCATTACTCATGTGATAAGCAATCTCAGCATTGACTACTGGGTTGAATAGTTCCGCATTTGATTTGAGGTCAAACTTTTCTCGGCGGTCTACTCCTAGTCCGCCAATCATATTAATCTGGAAGATTCCGTATGAAGAGTCGCCTGTTCTTGTATTGCCATTGAAGGCAATAGGGCGACCATTAGACTCCTTCTTCACAACAGCCCAAGCGACCTTTAGGGCTTTGCCCTCAAACCCAACGGCATAGAGCAGTTGAGCGAGTTCTTCGTCCGTGAAGGTGGTTCGCTGGTCAGCAAACCTCTGGAGTTGTAGAGCCTTGATTTTTTCCTTATGGGCGACGATTTCAGCCTCGATAAGTTGTTCGTAGGTTTTCTTTTCTTGCTGTTGCTGCTGCACTTCGACAACAGTTTTTACTTTTTGTTCGTCTGCGTTGGACGCTTGAACATAGGTAGAGAAAGTCGAAATAACTCCAACCGAAAGCAATACGCTCAAGATTTGTTCGACAACTCTGCTCTTAGTTTTCTGCATTGATTTTCCTTTGTTTGGGGACATGGACTCTGCGTTGTATAAACCGCAGTTGGGTTGCTGACTAAGCCAACCGAGCCACCCTCATTGGGGAGACAGGTATTACTTACCTTTCCTAAGTTTGTCGTTAGGTCGTATGTCGTTCATAGGTAATACTCTATCACAGGAAAGTCAGGAAGGTAGCCTTTTACAGGCACTTTCCGCAACAAGCCCCGTGGTTGTAGTCGTTTTCATACAGGGAAAACTGGCTACCGCACTTCCAACAGGCTATGTAAATGATTTGTTTTTTCTTGGTTTTTGTCATTTTCTTCCCCTTTCATAGACAACAATACAATAGTCCAAGTTCTTTGTCAAGCGACACGCCAAAAGAATAGAGACCCTCTGACGGGGGAAGGTTTGTGTCAGAGAGCCTCTAGTCCAACTTCATTATGTCATACTATTGACAGGAAATCAAGTCCTAAGGTTTCTCCCTTATGGACAGAACAGCCGAAGTAATCGCCACAGCGCCGAGGGCTAAGGACACATCTGAGTCTCCCCAGATAGCCATTACAACAGCGAGCGCAGATGCCACGCTGGCAACTACCGCAGACCAAACTACATTGAGATTATTCATTTCCTGCCTTCTTTCTTTTAGGGCTAGTTCTACCTCTGAGACGGGCTGAAGGGTCTCTCAAAACAACTCCACTACTACGAATCGCTTTCCTCGCTGTCCTATAACAGACACCAAGTTCTTCAGCCACATCATCTATGGCAAGACCAGAGTTGTATAACTTTGCAGCATCAATCTCTATCTTTTTACTTTTTGCCACTTCTGAATTACGCCTTTCGTTTCTTCTTTTTTATCGCTTTGTAGATGAAATAAGAAAGCACACCAACTATCAACGCAGGTGTATAGACAGCAACGCTGAAGAAGTTTGATGATACTTCTATCCACTCAAACTGACAGGCAAGACCGCAATCCATTGGGTCAAGCATTACATTAGTTTCTTCCATTAGATTCCTCCCTTCACCTTCTCGTAGTGAAGTTCAGTTAGTTCTTTACGAAGTCTGTTGTTCTCCCGTATCAACTTACCTTGCGCTCTGATACCAACAACCATAACAAAGCATGAACCCGCAAGCGCAATAATTATTGCGAACATTGTTCCATTATCAAGCAACATTTGATTCTTCCTTCCTGTTAGATAAAGCAATCGCATTGGCGCAGGTGTAGCACCACTTCTCTGTTTCAATACCACCAAGCAAGAACGCATCTACGCCTGAATAAACTAACTCCGTGCTTTCGCAAGTAGCATTTATACATTTCTTCATTTTTACTTTTTCCCTATCTTTCTTCTTTGTCTAGTTTGATAAACACTTCATTTGTTTTTATTTGAGGCATTGGTAGTGCTTCCATAAAGGCTCTTGCTTCGGCACTTGTCTTTAGTTCAGACCATTTCTCAAACTGCTCATCACTCATAAAAGCAAACTTTAGTAAAAACTCCGCACGAGGTGTGCTAAGTCTTTCTCTGCTTTTGATAAAAGAGGCTTCTCTTTTTGCTAAAGCATTTGCTTTTTTAGTTCTCCAACCTGACATTATTACTACCCCCTTTAGTTATTATGGATACAACAGGTCTAAACAAAATTGATTCATTTGTTCTGTCGGCACTTTACACATCTCAGGTGTAGTAGCGTCAAGAGCCCAAGCGAACAAAGCAAGCAAAATAAGTCCAACGGCAATTCTGCGTCTAATAAACTTTGCTTCTGTTTTCATTTTGTCTTTCTCCCTTTTCTATTGACTTTCCTAGTCAATACCCTAAGATTACAGCCTTCCTGACCTTTTGTCAAACCTTCCTGACTTTCGGCGTGTCTTAGTTTCTCCACGCCGAAACATCAACTTCACTCAGCCACTTCTCAAAGCGACCATTGAACAAGGCGTGCTTGCTTCTCTTAGCCCGTATCAAGTCAATCGCTTCTTGTGGCGTGTAGCCCTCACGAATAAGGACTAGAGCCATAATTAGACCACTTCGGTTCATACCTGCTTGGCAACGAATAAGGACACGCTGTCCTCGCTTCCACTCTGCGTGAGCCATACGAACAATTCCTTGTAAATCATTTGGGTCAAAGTCTGCCATGTCGCTGTCATAAAATCCGAAACGGATTTCCTTGACAAACCAATCAACAGGATTAGCCCAAGCGTAGGCTGTAATCACAAAATCAAAGTTCTTTTTTGTAATTGCTGGCGTTGCTAGTTGGTCATAAATGTCGTCATCATCAGTTCCACCCTGCCATAAGCCGGGCAATAACTCAGACCACAATTCTTTTGGATAGTCAATCGTATAAGAGCGTGGTGCTATTTTTGTTTCTAGTAGTTCTAGTGCTTCATCTTGTGGAGAAGTGTTCATTTGTATTTCCCCTTTCTATGGAGAGTTTATCATACCTTCCTGACATTTGTCAAATCGGCTTATGAAACTTTTTTCTTGCGCTTACGCACTACTTTCTTTTTCAAGTCATACTTTTGCTTGGCATACCAGCCAAGACCAAAGAACAGAACAAGACCTAGAGCAGAGGCGTCAATCATTATCATAATGAACAGAACCGCAATAACTACTAAAGCGATTTTCTTATAGATAATCTTCTCTACCTTCGTTGTTCGGTATGCGTATTTGAAATCACCGAATAGCCAATCTCTAAACATAAGTTCCCCCTTCTTAGGTATCCACATACTATCAAACCTTCCTGACATTTGTCAAGTCCCTTCAGCAAACAACCCAAGTTGTTTTTACTTGCAGCGGATCTGAAGGAGAGTTTTTACTTTTTGCTAATGCACCACCGGGCCCTCGATTTGACCAAGTTGTTTATAGTTGCCAAAGAAAAAACCCCCGCATCAACGGGGGCTTCTCTAAAATCTGTTGGGCTTTAGTTCTTGACCAGAACCGCTTTATCAAACTCTTTGGCACACTCTCTGCCTATGTTCCAGAACCCCTGTGAGTCTGCTTCGCTGGCTGGGTGTAGCACCGCACCACCTGTGGATACATTTACTAGGTAAGCGTTCTTACCTGTCTTGCGTCCGCATTGAATACAGTAGTTCTCGTAGTTGCCATTAGGCTCTACCCAATTTACAAAATCTCCGAAAGAAATCATTTATTTCACCCCCTTCCTTCTTTGATAAGTTAATCTTACTACATCTCTAAACAAAAGTCAAATACCTTTTATTCACCCCCACCCAAACCTAAGACTTCATCTAGCCAAACTTCCGTGTTGAGCCTAAAGGCTTCGTGTTCCATAGCGTCTAGGTCAGGTGTGTCCATTACTAGCACTAACTCATCTTCTGGCTCGTATTGCTTTCTTGCCTTTCTTGTTTGTTTCAGTTTTAGCATTTCTTCCTCCTCTTGGGATTATTTATCCCTCTACTTATTAACGACGATTAAGTAAGCCAAAAGTCAATGACTCTTAGTCTTTCTCCACTTCATCTAGCAAATCCCACAGGACAGGTTCTAAGGCTTTACTTAGTTCGTCTAGTTTCTGTTGTAGTGTCTTTTCCATTGAGGCTTTCCTCCTTTCTGTTTTTCCCTCTACCTCTTATGACGATTGAGGTAGGCATTTCTCAATGGATTATTTTTGTGACCTATTTCACAGGCAAAATGTCCGTTTTGTCTTCACATCATTTGGGTCAGGGTTTCTGGGATTTTAGACTTCTCAAATTGTTTGTAGTGTGCAAATGCACTGGGCGCTATTGCAGGTTTTTACTTTTTGCCACAGCGTCCCACTGCAAATTAAATAAAAATACCCCGCACTAGGCGGGGCATTTCTAATTGTTTGTTAGTCGTCTTCAGCAAAATCCCCTTGACCAATTAGGGTTTCGAATCCAGCGTTAGGGTTTTCGTGATTAGTGCTAACCGCTTCAATAAATCTAAGCCCGCAAGAATCTTCATACCACTCTTGCAGTGTCGCAAGCATTACATCAGGTGTGGCATCTTCTTTAGTAATAAGTGGGTCGTAGCCATAAGTTCTCATTAGTTCTACCTGTTCATTGTCCATAAGCAGATAAATCTTGTGGCAAGTATCAAAGGCAATAGCCTTAGCCTCGCTAACTCTTTCTTTTACCAAAGTATCAAATACTTCTGTTAGTGTGCTCATTACCTATCCAATCTAAGTATTCTTACAAGTTCGCTAGCAGTTATTTCCCAACCAGCATCTGTCTTTACGGCAGTAGCAGGGTGAGGCACTATGTCGGCAGGTAATACGACTACCGCATCATAGTTTTCTTCTTGATAAAACTCCCAAGCCTTGATAGCAGGTTCTGCATAGTCAAGTGGTAGTGGTGGATAAAAGTTTCCACGCAAGTGATAACTCATTGAGATAGTGTTCATTACGCTACCTCACAATCGTGTCCATACCCAATTTCATTGGGTGTAAGTGCTTTCTCGCACTCACCGCAAATAGGGACAACCTTGCCACTCGCATAGAGTGCTAGGTGCTTTAGAATCATGTCGGACATTTACTTACCCCCTGTAAGTTGTTGTTGTAGCAAGTGTAACACTTTACCAAAGTAAAGTCAAGTATTATTTCTTATTCTTTTTTGAGTCTTGAAACTTTTTTTCGCAGGTATCGCTAAAGCAAACATTATCTTTGTCGGTGTTGTAAATAGAAAGTTTCTTTTCGCAGATAACGCAGAAACGAATCTTTGTGTTTATTTTTGTTGGTGTTCTACCCGGCCCCGCAATACCACGACCCGCGTAATAAGTTGGGCGAAGATAAACTCTGCCAAACTCGTCAAACTCTACTGAATCCATTTTTCCCCCTTTTAGGTTCGGTAGGGAGTCGTATTGTTTCCGCCCCTTGCAAGTTATAGGCGTTCAGGTGACCAGCGACTTCCCCCTACCGAATAACTGAAGGATAGCATTTTAGGATAGGCAAGTCAAGTAGTGTCGCAAATTATTTTTACAAGGGCTAACGCAAATCGTTTCATAGGTTGTTCAACCAGGTATTAACGACTACCAACAATTCCAGAAGGTCACCAGCAGCGGCAGCAGTGCATCAGCAAAAAGTAAAAATCTACGGCACGCCGGTCCTCACAGCACAGAAGTTGTTTGTAGTTTGCCTTAACTAGGTATTAAAAATGCTGCACATTTATATAGATAGGCGCACTTGTGTTAGGGTCAAGTTTGGCAGAGATAGTCAATGCTTGTCTGATTAGCGTCTTGGCAGTTGCCAGAGTCCTCTTTCTTGTTTCTAGAGTCCCCAGCAAAGCACCCAGAGCGTAAGCACTTCCAGAACCAATGGCATAAACCCCACTCTCGTCCCGTGCCCACGAATAGTCGTTGCCAATCTCATAGACAGTTCCATTTATAAGAACCATCACTTGGCTATCTTGGTCGCCATCTTTTGAGT